TAGAGCTGTAAAAGAACAGATACTAAACGGTGTGGATGTAATTATAAAAGAACTAGAGAAACAATCTGTACCAGTCAAAGACAAGATAGACGATATAGCTATCATATCTACAAACAACGATAAAGCTCTAGGTTCTATTATTGCAGACGCGTTTAAGAAAGTAGGAGATGCAGGCTTGGTGGTTATGGAGCCATCGGCAGAAGGAGAAACAAGTGTTGAGGTTGTGGAAGGTGTAGAGTATAATAAAGGATTATTAAACCCTAACTTTATAACAAACAAAGACGCGGGTACGGCAGAGCTAGACAATCCTTTAGTTTTACTTATAGATTCTAAGGTTGATTCAATAAGACAGATACAACCAGTACTAGAACATGTGATACAAACGAAAGAGCCTTTATTAATCATAGGCGAGGTAGAAGCAAATGTTATGTCTGCACTACTTATGAATAAAATGAAAGGTAATATAAAGATAAATGTATTAGATCCACCAGCATATGGATTGAGACGTAAAGAAATACTAGATGACTTAGCTTTGCTAACAGGAGCTACAGTTGTTAACGAAGACCTAGGCGATGATTTAAGTTCTATAGAAGTAGACTATCTAGGGCGATGTATCAAGGTTGTTACAGAAAAAGACAAGTCAATAATTAGAGTTGAAAAAGATTCAGAAGAAGTTGATTATATAATAAAACAGATACAATCTAAATTACTAGAAACTAACAAGGAACATGTTAGAGTAGGTTTAGAGCAAAGACTTGCTAGACTAAGCGCTAAGGTAGCAGTAGTAAAGGTCGGAGCTAACTCAGCTATAGAGTTAAAAGAAAAACAAGACAGAGTAGAAGACGCTATATGTGCTACAAGAGCCGCGATAAAAGAAGGTATAGTACCAGGTGGTGGTATTGCTTTATTAAATGCTTCAAAGGTTTTAGATAAAAAAATACCTGGAGAAAGCATATTAAGAAAAGCAATTAAAGCACCGTGGAAAGCAATTTTAAAAAACGCTGGTCTTGAGGTTGATGAACCTAAGAAGGCAGGCGAAGGAATAAATGTGGTTACAGGGAATATGGTAAATATGATTAAAGCTGGTATTATAGATCCGCTACTTGTAACAAAGAGCGCCCTTAAAAACGCGGCTTCAGTAGCAACAACAATACTATCAACTGATTGTGTAATTAATAATATGAGAATTGATGAAAGCAGTAGGTAGTTATTTATTAGTTAATAAACTAGAAAAGAAAACAACTAAAACCGAAGGAGGTTTGTTGTTGTCTGAAAACGATAGAGACGATATTAGATACGTTCAAGCAGAAGTAATAGATCCAGGTGATCAATCATTTCTTAAAAAGAACGACTATATATTTTACGACAAACATGCGGGTCACAACATAGAGCATGGTGGTAAAAAATTACAAGTAATAAAAGTTCAAGATATTGTCGTTGTGATATGAAAAAGCTAGAGGCAGGAGATTTAAAAGATCTCAACCTGCTAAAACATTACCGTACGATACGCAAATGGGCTTGTAGAAACAACGACTTAACCGACGCTGAACTTGAGTTACTTATATACTTAGATTGTATAGACATGTTTACAATCGATGATTTCAAGATGGGGAGTTATTCTTTTAGCTGGAACAACAGAAGATGGAATAAGCTTATTCAAGAAGACTGGATAACGGTCTGGAGGAAAAGAAATAGAACAACCCAAAAATATAATATATATAAAGTTTCTTTTAAAGGTAAACAACTTATCAGAAGAGTCTATAGAATAATGACCGGAGAAGATGACATACCAACAAGCGAAAGAAGAAATTCTATAATGCAAGGAAAAACATACATGGACAAAGTATTACAGACATCCGTGTATAACGTTAACAGAGATAAAAACAGATAAATTATGGCAGCAGGAACAGCGGCAGCAGCATCAGCATCATCCGCGAGCGGTGGAGGAGCAGGAGGTAATTTCATGCCAGGAGGAGCACTAGGTAGAGCGGCTCAACAAGTGCTAGACCGAAAAAAAGCCGCAGCAAGCGCTACAGCAGGTGTTAACTCTGGAGGAGCTGGAATGAAACAAAGGGTTGGAAATCTTGAAAAAAGACTAGACGCAATAGAGGGAGCTGGTAAAGATCCTGTGCAGTCAGTTCAACCAATACAGGAATTTGTAACAGGTGGTAGTTTTGGTGATGCATCTAGCACACCACCAGCGCCGGTTGCAACAGGAACACTAAACGCGTCGCCATCACCTGGATCACTGCAAGAAGCAATGCCTTCTCCTGGAGATCCTGCAGCCGATATGTTTGGTAGTGAGTTTATGAGAAACGCATCAGTTGGTGCAGCTAAAATGAGAATAAATAAAAAAATATAATATGGATCACAAAAGCAAATCAATAATTAAAAACCCTGTATTATCATCAGGTCAAGTAGGAGAATCAGCTATATGGGACGGACCATTAAACATGGATATGTTTCCAAAAGGAAAAGGAAGCTCCACAGGTATAACAGGTATGAAGTTAAATCAAGCCAGCGTACCTTATAAACCACTTAATGCAGTTCTTTGCGCTCAAGGTAGAGAATATTAAAAAAAAACAAAAATGGGACAATTTGGAAATCAACCTGACTTCATAACAGAAGTTAAATCATTAACCGTAAGTGATACTATAAACTCAACTACATTTTTAAATGGATCAGCTATATACGTAGGAAACTCTACGACCGGTACTGATATTAAAGTAATAATGGTAGGAGTAACAGCTGCTGCTGGTGGACTTCCAACGGCTACGGATGCAATAACAATAAAAGGTGTTCAAGCTGGTAGTAAACTGCCTTTTATAGTAGACTATGTACTAGCGACGGGAACAACAGCTACTGAATTGATAATGGGTAAATAATTAAACTATGGCAATATACGAGGACGGGCATTACGGAAAATACAGCGGAAACTCTAGACACACTAGAGTAACAAGTCATAACTTTGCCGCTACAAGAAGAGATGATCAAGCACATATGCAATATCTAAAAGAAGATATAGACTATGACAACAAGCACGGTCACAGCGATATAGATATGACAGCTGACGAAAAACATATATCTAAACTAGCAGGTGATCTTAAATATGATGACAAACATCATGGCGCTGCTAGACACACTACTGCTCATTCTACTGAAGAGTACATGGCGCGCAAAGATAAGGCTATAAAAGCTAATGCTGGCCCTGCTCAAAGCAAAGATCAAAGCTTGGGTCTTGGGGTTAATGCTAATAGACCTAAACCAAGTGAACAGAATCCAGATCCAAAAGTAAATTATGCAGCTAATGTTAACTACAGCCCGATACCTAGGTTTAATGTATCAGCTAACGCTAACTCCAACAACTCTTACGGTTTTGGTTTAAAAGGTAGTTCTAAAAGTGGGCAAACAGACTATGGAGCTCAGTTTAACCAAGAAAATGGCAACACTAACGTAAGCGCTAATGCTACGTTTAGATTTTAACAAAACAGAATAGGACTGTATAAACCTAGCCAAACATAAACATAACCAAAAACAAAAACAAAAACAAAATGGGAAAATTCATTAAATTTAACGTACAAAATTCAGCTGTAACATCGCCAGATTCACCAACAGAGGGAATCTTAGTAAACGTAGAAGACGTTACTAAAATTACAGCAACAGGAGCATCTGGAGCAAACGCCAAAACAGTAGTAGTTGGACTAACAGGTAGAAACTCTGAAGCTGGTTACAAAACTTTAACATTAACAATATCTACAAGTTTAAGCGCAGGTGTTAATCCAACAATTGTAACAGGTAAAGCAAATCCACTAGTTGCAGCAGTAAGATCTGCACTGACGGCTAATCCAGGAGGAGTAGTAGCGACGGCTCAGTTAGGAAAAGATCAAGCAGCAACGCCTGTGCAAATGTATTTTAGAACAGCAACTTTCGCTTAGTAGTACATGAAGCCTAAAGGACTAGGAGATAGCATAGCTAACTTCACACACAAAACAGGTATTAAGCACGTCGTTGACATTGTCTCTGACGGGCTTAATATCAATTGTGGTTGCAATAACAGGCAAGAGTGGTTCAATAACAAATTTCCTTATAGAAACAAGAATGGCATTTAATATAAAACCTTTTTTTGATCTCAATAAAATGAGTACATCTGTGTTTGAAAGAGATATGGGTGATGATCCTGTATTTGCAAGAACACCTAAAAATGGAGTTATTATTTTAAACGAAAATGCTGTTAAAGATTCTAGCAAAAAAGAACTAGACAATACCATAGCGCATGAACAAGTACATGTTGACCAATTTAAAGACGAGATAAAAAATCCAGGTACTGGATTAGATTACAATGTTGGTGCTGGTAAAGTTATGTTTAAAGGAAAAGAATACGATTACTCTGTTATGCAAAAAGGTAAAGGTCCTTGGGAAAAGCCAGCGTATGCTGCGGAAAAAAAGTAGCTTATTAATATTTTGTGTAATCATATAATAAAGAATAACAATTAAATCCAATTATATGAAAAACTTAATTATTGCATTATTTATTACACTATCTTCATTAAGTCTTAAAGCTCAAGAAAAGTTTAACGGTGTTTGGAAGTCTGAAGGAACAACATATATAACTACTATATTAGCAAGTGAATATTCTGTTCTTTCAATAACAAACACTAGCTTTGATGAGCTAAAGATATTAAAAGAAAATATATTAAAACAAACAAGTAGTGAATTAACTACAAGTATATATAATAAAGACAACGGATATGCAGCTGAAATAGAATACAGAGTATTAGATGATAATACAATATCAAGCACGTATTCTACATTTCCAGGAGAAACATACATATTAAAAAAAATTAACGTTAATAAATAAACAATATGCCTAAAAACATGAAATATGACGCTACAGCCAAGAAAGCTGCAGGGCCTAAAAAAAAGATGAAATCAAATCAAGATGGTGGTAGTGTTACCGCTAAAGATCCAGCTGCTGCGGGAAAAGAAATGGCTGCAAACCAAGTAGGTGCAGCAAAAACCTACGGAGGTAATAAGGGCGATGAGTCAGCTAAGACAAAAGCTAAGGTTAAAGCTGTAAAAAAAGATGCTTCAAAAGATTATGGAGGCGGCGCTAGAATGGGTTACTCTCAAAAGTTTGGTGCTGAACGAATGAATGGGTATGATGCAAGTGCTAAAAGAGTTATGGATGTAATGACTTACGGAGGAGCTAGATACATGGCAGAAGGACCTGGTCAAACCAAAGATGTTAAGAGTGGAGAAAGAATTACTTTAACAACTGGTGTAACCGATAAAGATCCAAAAGGTTATGAAATAAGCGTGTTAAAAGGCGGTGGATATGCTGAACTAGCTAAACAATTTGGCGGCAAATCACTCCCAACCGTTTTTAGAAATGTTAATTACACTAAAGAAACTGACCCAGCTGTGTTAGATCTTCCCAAAGAAGAAAAGAAAAGAAGACGAAAATTAACTTATCCAAAAAACTAATGTACTCAAAGAAAGGATATTTAAAAAATAGTCCTGACGTAAATAAAAAAACTAACTTAATAGCTGGTAATAAAATTACCATGAAAGGTGTTGAGAGTAAAGTTTTAGGTATTGATGACAGAGGTTACGCTACTATTATGTATCCAGGATATGATTACATTTTTCCAAACGGAAAAGAAGTATTAGAAATCAAATTAAAGAAATAACATTGGAAAAAATAATTCAATGGCTTACAGGTGGTGTCATCAAAGAAGTTGGTGGCATCATTGATAAGCTTACAACTACCAAAGAAGAAAAGCTTGAGGCCAAAAGGCTAATGGTTGAAATATTAGAAAAAGCAGACAGTGAAGCCCAATCGCAAGTAACCGAAAGGTGGAAGTCAGATATGGCGTCAGATAGTGTGCTTTCTAAAAATATACGTCCTATGGTTCTTATATACTTAACAGTTATATTTACCTTATGCGCGTTTTTTGATGGTAATGTAGGGCAGTTTAAAATAGCCGAAGAATATATACCTATTTTCCAGACACTATTAGTGACGGTATATGGTGCTTACTTTGTAGGTCGCAGTTGGGAAAAAGCTAAAAAAATTCAAAATAGAAATTAAATTAAATTAAATAAAATGAAAAAAGTAAATAAAATAACAAAGAAAGAATTAGAGACAATAGTAGAACAACAAAAAACATTAAACGAAATGTTAACTGGCATTGGTGTTCTAGAAACTCAAAAGCACGGACTGCTTCATAAAGTAGCCGAGTTAAATAAAAATATAGAAGATACAAAAAGTGATCTTGAAGGAAAATACGGAGCTGTCAATGTTAGCTTAGAGGACGGTTCATATACTAAAATAGAGAAAGATGGATAATGTCATAAGGAAAATTAGCATAGGTGCTGATTATAAAAATGACGCTATGCACTACTCTGTGGGTCAAGAGGTTTATGGTGGTCACACTATATCTCATATTCTATTAGAAGATGAAGACTCATCATATAACATTTACATTAAGAAAAACAACGAGGTATTGCCATGGAAGAAATTTAATTCTAACATGGCTATATCTATAGAGTATGATATAAAGTACTAATGAAAAGTGTATATGATTTTATCGTTAAGCCGATAGGTGATAGATATGCAAATACAAAAAAAATAGGAGACACTGAATTAGTTTTAAACACTAAGATAGAAGGTTGGAAGTTTGTAAATAGATTTGCTGAAGTAGTATCAACGCCTCTTGCTATTGCAACACCTGTTAAACAGGGTGATATAGTTGTGATACATCAGAATGTTTTTAGAAGATTCTACAACATGCAAGGAAAACAAACAAACAGCAGATCTTATTTCAAAGATGATTTGTATTTTGCTAGTGTTGACCAAGTATACCTATATAAAAGAAAAGATAAATGGCGATCTATTAACGACCGTTGTTTTATAATACCAATTAAAGAAACAGAGCTTCTAGGAAACAATAAAGAAGCAAACAATATTGGTATACTAAAAATAGGTAATAGCTCCTTAGAAGAGCTAGGAATAACCCAAGGACATATGGTGACATTTAAAGCTGGGTCTGAATGGGAGTTTAATATAGATGGAGAGCGTCTGTATTGTATGAAATCAAATGATATTTTATTAGAACATGGATATAAAGAAGACGAAGAAGAATATAATCCTAGCTGGGCAGAAAGCCGTTGAAGAATTAATAAAGGTAGCTAAAGAGGCTATTGTTGATTCCGACGACGATATATCAGCAGACAGATTAAAAAACGCGGCAGCTACTAAGAAATTAGCTATATTCGATGCTTTTGAAATATTACAAAGGATTCAAGAGGAGGAAGCTATACTAAACGAAAAGCCTAGAGAAACTAAAGAAAAAACTTTTAAAGGTTTTGCAGAAGGGAGGTCTAAATAATGTATACTCAAAGTTTATATAAAATAGTAGAGGATCATATTAAGCCTCATATAATAAAAAAGAATAACAGATATAAAAAGTGGGAATACGGTTATAACAAAGAACACGATGTTGTTGTTATAAGTAAGACGGGGGAAATAGGGGAAGTATACGATATACAAAATCTAAAAATCGCGTTACCTAAACCTAAAGATGTTGTTAAGTTTAAATCAGAATCTTGGGAAAGAACAGAATTACCGAGTGAGTTAAAGAAAATAAAAACAATATTTGACTGGGAGAATTACCCTATAGATTTCAAAGAAAAATGGTATGATTACATCGATAAAGAGTTTACTAGAAGAGAACAAGGTTTTTGGTTCAATAATAAAGGCCTGGATACTTACGTTACTGGTACTCACTTTATGTACTTGCAGTGGTCCAAAATTGATGTTGGGAAGCCAGACTTTAGAGAAGCAAACAGATTGTTCTTTATATTTTGGGAAGCATGCAAGGCCGACAGTAGGTCTTATGGAATGTGTTATCTTAAAAACCGTAGATCAGGATTTTCCTTTATGTCCTCAGCTGAGACCGTCAATCTTGCAACTATATCCTCGGATTCACGGTACGGGATATTGTCCAAATCGGGCCCTGATGCTAAATCGATGTTCACAGATAAGGTGGTACCAATTTCGGTCAACTACCCATTTTTCTTCAAGCCAATACAGGACGGTATGGACAGGCCAAAAACCGAGCTCGCATACAGAGTCCCCGCCTCAAAGTTTACACGTAAGAAACTTGACACAAACGCAGCGGTCAAAGAGATCACAGGTCTTGACACCACAATCGACTGGAAGAACACAGGCGACAACTCGTACGATGGTGAAAAACTTAAACTCCTCGTCCACGACGAATCGGGTAAATGGGAAAGGCCAAACAACATCCTCAACAACTGGAGGGTTACAAAAACAACACTAAGATTAGGTAGTAGAGTTATAGGCAAGTGCATGATGGGTTCAACCTCAAATGCTTTAGATAAAGGTGGTGAAAACTTTAAAAAACTTTACTATGATTCAGACGTTAAAAAAAGAAACCGCAACGGACAGACTCGCTCAGGACTCTATTCTTTGTTCATACCTATGGAATGGAACTACGAGGGATACATTGATTCTTATGGCACACCTGTATTCGATACACCAGAAGAAGAAGTTGTAGGACCACAAGGAGATGTTATAGACTTTGGCGTTATAGAATACTGGCAAAACGAAGTTGATGGTTTAAAAGGAGATCAAGAAGCTTTAAATGAATTTTACAGACAATTTCCAAGGACAGAGGACCATGCGTTTAGGGACGAAGCAAAACAGTCTTTATTTAATTTAACAAAAATATACGAGCAAATAGATTTTAATGGCGACTTAAAGCACAGCTCTCTAGTTACTAAGGGTAGCTTTCAATGGAGAGATGGTATTAAAGACACTAGCGTTATATTTGTTCCAAATAATAGTGGTAGATTTTTAGTTACTTGGGTTCCGCCTGAAAACCTTCAAAATCGTGTAATAGTAAAGAACGGTATTAAGTATCCAGGTAATGATGGCTTAGGAGCTTTTGGCTGTGACAGTTACGACATATCAGGCACGGTTGACAATAGAGGATCCAACGGGGCTCTTCATGGTTTAACCAGCTTTAGCATGCTAGACGTGCCGCCTAACCACTTTTTTTTAGAATACATTGCAAGACCTCAAACAGCTGAGATATTTTTTGAAGATGTTTTAATGGCTTGCGTATTTTATGGAATGCCTATATTATGTGAAAATAATAAACCTAGATTACTATATCATTTTAAACGTAGAGGATATAGAGGTTTTTCAATGAACAGACCAGACAAACTATACAACAAGCTTTCTGTTACCGAAAGAGATATTGGCGGTATACCAAACTCAAGTGAGGATATAAAACAAGCTCACGCTGCT